TCATGCATCTTTCCATAAATATATTCTTCACGTTCTGCCTCACTCCACAGGGGCAGATCAATTACAACTATGGGTGATTGAGGATAGTCCTTATCGAACTCAGCCTTACGCCTCTGCCAGTCTCTAAGGATTGCACAGATACGAATGTTGCTGACCTTCCTAAATCTATTCTTACCATCCTCTGAATTTTCTATGAGCCAAGCGTAGCAGTTCTGCTGCCTCTCCCATTCTTTCTTACCCAAGATAACAGACCATGCAGACGTAACCTTGTAGTCGGTAATCTGCACCGTGCCATCTGGTAAAACTTCTTGATGATCTAATGCGCCTGACAAGACCCAACCTAGCACCTTGGCGTAAAGTCTTTCCTCTACTACCACGTTCTCAGGATCGTCTGCGCTTTCGAGAATATGATGAACTGCCGTACCAAACAAAGGCCAGATCATATCGACAACATCCTTCGTCATCTGGCTCTTGTTCTTCTCGCGTAACAAACGAACACGAGGGGAGTCGATCAGCGTGGTTACACTGATGTCGGAGTTCCCCTTCGAGTACTTATCGTCTCGCGCAAAATTTAAAAAGGCATCTGGTAAATGATGCTCGTTCGTTATTTTCATTGTATTCTCCACTCTTCTATGGTTTAAATCAAAAGGAACATAATGTCAAATAGGATATTATAAGGGTACATATGGATAACTTTGACAAAACATTCACAATATATGGTGAGCCTGCATCGAAAGCTAACTCTCGAAAAATGGTTCTCATCAAGGGCAGACCTGCACTAATCAAATCAAAGAAAGCCAGAGACTATGTTCAGATGTTCGAGCAGCAATGTCCAGTGATGGAAGTGCCGACAACTGATGACGTTGTGGTTGAGATGATGATCTATTACGCAAGCCGTAGACCTGACCTAGACGAGAGCCTTATCCTCGACTGTATGCAGAACCGTATCTACAAAAATGATAGGCAGGTAAAACAAAAAATTATTTACTGGGGTTTGGATAAAGAAAATCCAAGATCAATCATCAGGGTTAGGTCTTGTGACGTAGATAAAATCCCTTTCTATTTATCTTATGATACTATTCTAATAAAGAAATATAGTTAATATAATATATATATAATATTAAAATATATATAATATATATATAACATATATATAAATACTCTCGAAAAATTCTTGCTTGACGCATCGGCATTCCTTCCTCTATGTTCATCGGATCAGAGTAGGAGAACAAGTCGTGCACATCGAACAAGAAGTTCGTGGCGAGGCTTATAGATTGGGTGAAGGTCAGCATAAAATCAAATGCCCAAGCTGTAGTCACAGCCGCAAAAAGAAAAACGATAAGACACTTTCTCTCCGCATAGAACAAGACAAAACTTTATATCAGTGTTGGCACTGTGGTCAGCAAGGTATTGTTCCTATGCGAGAGGAGTTACCAGAGATAAAGAGAGAAAAAACAATGTCCATTGCAAAAAAAGTTCAAAGAAAAGAATTAACGGAAAGCTCCCTGGTTTGGCTGCAAGAACGAGGGATAAGTAAAGAAACCGCTACTAAAGTTGGATTGGTTTCAACGCATCATTGGATACAGGCACTAGGAAAAGAAACTGAATGCATCATGTTTCCGTACACCAATGAGGGTCAAGATTATGCGTACAAGATTAGATCGATAGAAGGTAAAGGCTTCGCATGTAGCGGTGCACCTCAAACATTTTTTAATATGCAAGGTGTAGAACGTAACGATGATATGATTATTTGTGAGGGCGAGATGGATGCTCTTGCGTTTATCGAAACAGGTTACGACAGCGTTGTGTCAGTGCCAAATGGTGCGGTCATGAAGGTTGTCGATGGGCAGATAGATCCTAAAGAAGATAATAAATTCAAGTTCTTATGGGCTGCAAAGAAAAAAATAGATGCGGCTGCTCGTATCATAATCGCCACTGATGCAGACAGTGCAGGTCAGGCAATGGCGGAAGAGATAGCTAGACGTATTGGCAAAGATCGATGCTTCAAGATAGAGTTCCCAGAGGGGTGCAAGGATGCCAACGATGTGCTTCTCAAGCATGGCAAGGATGGTATCGATAAAGTTGTAGTTGATTGTAAACCTTGGCCTGTCGCGGGATTGTATGACGCTTCTCATTTCTATGAACAACTTGATGAAATTTACGAGAACGGTATGGGCAGAGGTGAGAGCACTGGCTACGACAACGTAGATGAATTGTACACGATAGTAGCAGGACAGCTCACGGTTGTTACTGGTCACCCATCTTCTGGCAAGTCAGAGTTTGTAGATCAGATCATGATGAACATGGCACAAGAGAAGGGTTGGAAGTTTGCAATATGTTCCTTTGAAAACGAGCCAAGGATTCACATAGCAAAGCTAATCAGTAAGTACATTCGTAAGCCTTTCTTCCAAGGCTCAATGAAAAGACTTAGCCATAAAGAATTATCAGACGGAAAAGAATTTGTTCAATCGCACTTTTCTTTTTTGTATCAAGCTGATGGATCAATGTCTTCAATTGATAGCATCATCGAGAGACTAAAGATAGCAGTGCTTAGACATGGTGTAAGAGGTGCTATCATAGATCCATACAATTACATTCAAAAGGGAAGAGATGTAAGTGAGACTGAGTGGGTGTCAGACATACTGACAAAGCTCAGAGTATTTGCTCAGGCTCATGGCATACACTTGTGGTTCGTAGCTCACCCAACAAAGATGATGCGAGGAACAGACGGCAAAGTACCTGCACCAAAAGGATATGATATATCTGGTAGTGCAGCATGGTTTGCTAAGGCTGACGTTGGTCTTACTGTGCATAGACCACACCCATCTGGATCTCCTGTATCAGAGATACACATATGGAAGTGCCGCTTCTCATGGGTTGGTAAACAAGGAGAGACTGAGCTTGACTTCGATGTTCCTACATCGACCTACAGGAAGCATGTACCTGATGAGTTCCTTGATGTGCCAAATGATTATAACGATGTAGATAATGATGATGATCCCCTCCCATTCTAAAAAGTTTTTGATTGTTCGTGAGGGAGAAGAAGCACCAGTCATTCATGTATATGTAGACGGTAAAGAGGTGGCAGTGCTTGAGCTTACGCACCATGAAACACTGAGGCTCGTCAGCAACTTGTGTGATAAGATGATTGAAAGTATTTGACGTTCTTATATCGGAGTGCTAGATGTTGCGTCAGGATATTGGTTCAGACATACATCTGGATTTCTCCACTCTGATACTGGGACGCCTTCGGGCGTTCCTTTTTTTTTAAAAAATACGCAGGGAGAAGAGCAGCGTTCTCAACCTGCGCTAGTTTAACGATAGTAAATTGAGGCGAACCTGATGAGAGGTTTCTATACTATCGTCAGTGTATGGTCACATTCTCTATGTTTTCGTCATTAAGCTGCTCAAGAACATGACCAATGCTGACCGCAATATGAAACCAGTTTTCTCCCATACCGTATACTTCCATAATATTTACGATAAGATTTATAACTTGTTCGCCAGTTGCCTTGGGTGGTAGCTGACTAACAAGATCAATGAGAGCTTCTTGATTTAATTCTTTGTACATTTTATTTTTTATGTTACCCTATAGCTGCATTGTATGTACCAGTAGTTTTACAACAGTGCTGTTTGTTTCATTTTTGCTCCAACTAGGGCGGCTCTTGCCGCCCCTCTTTTAGAAGTCCACAAGTTCCTTCACAACGGTATCCTTGATCCTTCTTTTAAGCAAGCTCTCTGCACGAGAGAACTCTTGATGTGTAGCAAGTATAGTATCGTCATACGTTTCGTACTTGAATACCCAACCTTTTTCTATGGTAGCATTATCACGGTAAACTTTAAGAACATCACATTCGTAAGCAACGACACCATCCTTGACTAGTCTACCAAGGTTTTTCTTGTAGGCATTCATGATAAATCTTTCGCCATCACCTGCTTTGACAGTGGCAATACCCTCTGCGTATACAGTCTTGCCCCAACCAAGAGGTATATCGACATTGAAGTTGCTGCCGTATCTACCTGTTTGTTCTTCAACGTAAGGTTTACTGCCTCTTTCACATCTGACCTCCCAACCCCTAGATGGAAAGGCCTCATTGAGTTCACTTGCTGCCCAAACAACATTGCTTTCGATGGCTTTCTTGATAACGCTTTTATCTTCTACATACTTAGCTTTACTTCTGTGACCCTTGATCAACTTTAGAAAACTATGAGCATATAGAACCACATTCCTGATGTTGTCTCTGCCTATGCTGTCGCTCATTAGCTTGAGAACTGTAGGCGCTCCATCATAATCAAAGTTTTTCCAGTTGTATGAACTGGCATCTTGACAAAATTCTTTGATCTCATCACCAGAAAAACCATACGTTTTGAAGAACCTACTTAGTTCTTCCCTTGCGTGTTCTATTACTTTTAGATTGTTCTTGTATTCCATTTTTCTCACTCTCTGTTTTTAGTTCTATTGAACTTTTTTCCCAAGGTGCTTTTGATAACGACACCTTCATATTATTATTGGCAAGCTTACGTTTGTAACCTAACCATTCTTTTTCTGCTGTTGTGAAACGCTTCATATCTTTACACCATTAACTCTTAGCTTTGAGACAAACGACTTTAGATCCTCACGCGCATGAAACAAATCTTGTTGTACGTTAGGACTAGCATCGAACCGATACCGCTCTTCTTCTAGCCTATTTACTTGCTGCTTTAAGAAACGATACTCAAACTTTTGAGCAGGGCTTAGTGCTTCATCTCCCATTATGGTCTCACCTTTGGCTTGACCAGTTTGTTAGATGCAACCTCAGTACCCTTGCAATATATCGTCACTGCATCATGTTGGCTTTCCATCATAAAATACATGGCCTCTTTGCTATAACTACAATCATCATAGCTTTTAAATAGTATGTTGTGTGTTACCTGTTCGCCTTGAACAAAGTAACTTAACACCATGAACGTAAAATATTTAATCATTAAACTACTCCCCTTAAAGAACTTGCATTTAATTTTTCTATCTTATTATTTTTACGATGTTCTTTACCTATGTTTAGTTTTCTCATCCAGTTCTTACATGTCTGAGCACTGTTAAGACCAAGCACCCTATAACAATCATTGATCTTCCAGTTATGTTCGTCAAGAACTCTGATGATATAGTGTCTTGCTACCTCATTTATAATTGAGGGAAGATCAAAGTCATCATTAATTCTGCGATTGAGAATTGTACATTCGTTGGATCTATTCCTGTACTTGATTGCAATGTCCATCATCTCTTCAATAGCTTCTGGCATTGCATCGTTAATAGATATATCGATATTCATATTGCACTCACTTTCTTTTGTTATTAAATTGATTGAGGGGCAGTCCTCCGCTGCCCCACGACTTCACTCTGGTAAGCAATCAAAGCACCATATCTCACAGTCATCATGAGGTGGGTGACCCCATTCGATAACATCTTGATGGCACTTGTCGCACTCGACACACTGACAATCAGCGCATATAAAAAACCCACTCTCCGCAGGTAGTCGGTTGACGAACTTACCGCTGCCCCACGCAACGCTATCGCCACAGTCTTTGCATTCTTCACTCATCATCTTCGTGCTCTTGTGAAATCATATCAAATAATTTTTTTGCTTCGTAATCTCCGCGATCTGTCATGTCTGCCAAGTATCGCAAAACCATTTGTTTTAGTTCATCACTCATCTGATTTCCTTTCTTTAAATGTTCCACCATCCTAATGCTGCACCCACTGACCAGAGGATGCAGATTGTTATTGTTGCTACACTATAAATCATGAGGTCACCTACGTTGTCAGGTAGGTGGTGTCTCCCCAAGGTGCTTCCTTAGACCCTAGATATGACGAGACCCACAGTGTCGGGTAGTGTGGTGGGTTCTCTGGGTAATCCCAGATCTCCAGATCACTGAGGTAGACCATGTTGTCTACTGGCAACTGGTGCTCTTCAATGTAGTCGAACACTGGCTTCACTCTCGTGCCACCACGCCCATTGATCTCAATCTTCTGGATCTCCTCACCTTGCTCGTAACGTCTGACCGTTTGTATCTGAGCATCACAAGTGATCACCGTAATTGATCGTGGCTTGATGTCCTCACTGATAGCATTGATCTCACCAAGGAAGAACTTTAGCTCTCGCTTAGATACAGACCCACTTGTATCGATGCCGACAACCACATCACCTGCACCAATCTTTTCGATAGACGGTGAGATGATACCAGTCATGTGATACATCTTTTTCTGAGGCTTGCGAAAGCTGTAGTCATCTGGCTGATCACCGCCAACAAACCTACGCATCACGTCACGCCAGTCAACTTGACTGCGCTCCATCTCCTCAATCAAAGACTTGATAGCAGAGGGTAGCTTGCCGATTGCCTTAGCCCCAGATGCAGCCATCATTACCTTGGCGTCAATGTCTGCTTCCATCTGCTTGACCTCAGCCTCTGACATGTCACTGCCATCATCCTTCTTGGCATCCTTGACTTCACCAATAACCCTACTGCCGTACTTTTCTTTGGCATCTTGTGGCAGTCGATCATAGATAGCTTCAGCAGATAGACCTTTGTACTGAGGGTCAATCAGTGCTCCCTCTGGTAATTTGAAACCCTCGTCAACTAAGATTTGATTGATTGAAAAATCACATGCGATATTCCAAAGCTCAGGGTCACGAGAACCACGTCTCAAAGGGTGCTTGAATACAATGTGCAATACCTCATGAGCCGTTACACCTAAAGTCTCTTCTTGATCTATCCTATCGACAAACTCTGGTGACCACCAAATAGATTTGCCATCAGTACACATAGTCGGGATTGTATCATCTGGTTCAACTTTTGATGATAAAGTTATCGACCCAAAGAAGGGATGCTTGATAACTAGGCGCGTAGAAGCGCGAGACACTTTCATTTGTGCGTCCATAATTTTCTCCTAAAAAAGTTCAATAGAACTAAAAGCTGAAATGGTAAGCAGGCATATTGACGTGTATGCCTGCTTTACTGTGGTTAAAGGATCAAGTTCTTACCTACTGACATGATCCATTCTCTGATTGATGCATCAGCTTTGAGGTCTCGCTTGAGATCATCAGTGCGGTTCATTGCATCCTTGATCACAAAGGCAGCAAACTCCTGCTGAGGTAGCCGCTTGAGATACGTCACGATGTTCTTGGCGTTCTTGCCAGTCATCTTGGATGACAGTGCAGCGCATACAGCATACTGAACATCAGGTGCGTCAGGAATATCTGCACTTGCAGGATTAGCAATCAGCTTATCGATGTCAGGTACAACATCATACACCTTTAGGAAGCCATTGAACTCAGCCGTAGCCGCACGTCCAACCTGACCTGCGATAGCTTCAATCTGATTGACTGGATCAAGAGACCATTTGAGGATAGTAGCGACACGCTCCCATGATCTAGGAGATGGGCAAGCATTCTCATCACGGTTGAACTTGTGCAACCACTCAGGACGGAAGCGCAAGAATGCAGCAATACGCTCATCAATACGCTTGCTGTAGTAGTAGCCAATCGTATCTTCTAGGTCAGCCTCAATGTCTAGGAACATCAAGCGATCTTTGAGGTGAGAAGGCATGTTGTTTGTACCTGCCCGATCTGACATGCGGTTACCTGCCGCAATGATATGCCAACCCTCTGGAAGGTGATGTTTGCCTATGCGTCTCTCATTGACCAACTGTGCAGCAATGTTTTGGTTAGACACTGGTGCTTGTGGTAGCTCATCAAGGAATAAGATACCCTTGCCATCTCGTGGCATCCAGTCAGGACATCTGCGATCCATCGTCTCGCCATCAGCATTGGGTAGTACCCAACCTGCAAGCTCACCTGCATCATACTGAGCCAGTGATAATATCTGGCAACCAATACCTAGCTCCTTGGCGATCTCATGGACAACGGAAGTCTTGCCAATACCTGCACCTGATACAAGGTACGGCACACAATCTAATGTGTCAGTCTTGACTGTGATAGCGGCCTTAGCAATGGCCTTTGCTTGTGATAATTTCATTAGGATTTTCCCTCTAAGGTTGAAAGCAGTTCGTCTGCTTTTCTGATTGCAATTACAAAATTTAGACATTCGATTTTTACAGAGCATGTCTCTACTCTGTCTCGTTTGGAGCGTAGACCGCTCTCTTTTTCTTCTTTTACAGCATTGTCAAAATCCTCATTTGCTTTGACAAGCATGTCGTTTAGTTCTTGCACACTGAATTTTTTGTATGCCTCGACTATGTTCATACTATAGGTGTCTTCTAATTCCATTATTCCTCCAGTAAACTTAACAAAAGTTTTGCTTGATAATCACCACGTTTTGTCATGTCTCTTAGGTAATCTAAAAGCATCTCTTTGAGTTTATCAGTCATTGATCCTCCTTTTTTAAAAAGTTCTATTGCACTTAAAAATTCAGCCCCCGAAAGGGCTGAGATTAAAATGCAAGTACTACTATGGGTAAGAGCACAGCAAAGGCAGTGAAGGCGATGCCAGAAGCAACGCCCTCAATAAAGATGATGCGCTTTTCGCGCTTGCTCAGTCTCATGCTGCTTCAGTGAACTCAGCAACTGTGCTATCAACTGCTACATTTTCCTCAGCAGCCTCAGCCTCAGCAGCCTTAGCAGCCTCTGAGTTGCGGTATGCTGTACGAGCAGCTTTAAGCTCACGCATGGCGTTCTCGAACTCATCAAGCTCTTCATCAGTCAGGCCATCTTTGAATACATCACCTTGCACTCTGTTGCCCTTGTCATCTTTTTTGCTTGAGAACTTGCCGACAACTTGCTCTGCAAGGCGTTGCGCTTTTGACTTGTCAGGCTCACCCTTAACAGCCTTAGCAAGCTTGTTCTCGCTGTCGATCTCTAGCGTTGCAAGATCCTTGACGATGGCATCAGGCGTGTACTGAGTTGGTATCTCAGCAAAATGATCCTTGAGCAATCGAACAGCCCCTACACTGTTTTCAAGGTAGCGTTTGGCGGTGGCCTCTTTTACACCTGCCTGTTCAACCAGTGCGCTCTTGAGGATCTTAGAGTTGGCGCGTGGCAGGTTGCCCTTGACCAGTTTGACCTGAGCGATGGCGGCGATAACCTCGCCATAGGCTGACATCTTTGCGCTGTTAGCAGCAACATTGTTGTCCTTGTTTACACCTTTGAGAGAGGCGATCTCTTGCTCCGCGCTGTAAACGTTATTGATTGCGGTATCTGATACGGTAAAAGTTTTTGAATTTGTCATCTGGTTCATCCTTTTTGGCTGACAAGTTTCTGTTATCGGCATGATGCCGCGACTACAGCCCCGAAGGGCTGCACTCATGGTATCACCTCATAAAATAAATGGCGGCTAGTATTGCCACGTTGATGGCTGCGACTAGCGCAGCCTTGTGAAAGAAGGGCAGAGTATCTGCCCAGATGATTAGTTTGTTTAGCATTGCAACCTCACGCTGCTGTTTTTCTTGGAACACCGTCATGCTTGATGATACCCATCAGCATCAGAATATCCCAAGCACTGTCTAAGTCGAACCCACATGATCCATCTACGCGAGGGAATGTATCAGTATTAACATCCCACTCATGACCAGTCGGTGACTGAAGATAAAAGTGCCAGTCGTATACATAATCACCAGTGCGCTGCGTGATTGATAAGAACCACTTGCCGCCATTATCGTCAGTGATGTTGAAGCTGAAAAGACTGCCTCTGGTTGTGATTGCAGGTGTGAGATTTTTTACTGAAATACCCATGTTTTTCTCCTTCATAGGTTGGTGGAAATAACATCGCAGCCCCTAGAGGCTGCAAACTTATTTTCACTCTCCCATTATGTAGCGTGTGTCATCTACTCTGTACTCAGCTCTGAGACCGCCTAAGCAATCTTCAACATAGATGATGTCTACAACTTCATTATTTAAAAATGGTGACCTTGCTGCCTTACGAGCCATCAGTCTGGCTTTTTGTTTTGCGAGGTATTCTGTCTTAGCGTAGTCATATGCGACTGCACCACGATGGTTTATTTTTATTTTAAATGTCATTTGATCTCCTTTAGCAATATGGGGTGTGCAATGGGTTGTGGTTTACAACCTGATCCATGTTCTCAAACTCAGTCGAGTACATGGCATTCATTGGGTTGGGTCTAGGGATAAAAACAAGAAAACGATCACCCTCTTGGCGATAGTAGTCGTTGCCCTTGTAGCTCCCGACAAAGGTAAAGTGTTTATCCATATTGATCTCCTTCATGATGTTAATGATTATGACATTGCGTTTTTGATTGCGGATATGAACCCAAATGCATCGATTACCATTTGAGCATAATTACCTTCAGCGCATGAGAGGCAAAAGTTAGCGAAAATATCTATCGCTGTAACCGCTGCGTCTGCATCCTTAATTATCAATTTCGACATTGGCTTATTCCCTGTAAAAGATTTCTATCTGAAACAGTCCAACAGGACTGCTTGAGGTAGAGGGCGAATTAACGCCCACTTTCGTTTGTATAGAGGCTTTTCTCTCCCTCTATCAGCCAGAGACCGCTTTTGAGAGTGACATCCGCATCTGGGCTACCTTGGTAGTATCATCGGCTTGTCGGTGCTCTCGAAGCACTGGACTGTCGCGCTGTCCCCATCGGGGCGTCTGCTAACGGTTGAGGGTGGGGGGGCTAAGTGGCCGCGCCGTCCCTTCCGCTGCAATCCTTCTCGCATATCGATATAACAATGTCAAACAATAAATAACAATTATTTACAATTAAAAACAATTAATTTGGATTAGTTCAATAAATAAAGGGATATCGTGACAAAAAAAAATTTAGATGTTAGGATAAAAAAAGTTCTATTGCACTTTTTCTGAGTATCGTTTGCCCCAGATTAAGTGAAAATATCAGGGTGATTCGTTTTGCCCAAAATCCCGTAAGCAAGCGCAGCGTTAGAAGGATTACCATAGTGAGTAATAAGAAACCTAAGTTAAGAGTAGTACAGGGTAATAAGAAGAAACATACAGGCACTAGGAAAAAGAGTGCCACCAGTAAGAGAACAGGGTTAACAGATAAGCAAGAGGCATTTGCTCTAGCAGTGTTTGAAGGGAATAACTTTAGTGAAGCATACAGGATAGCATACGATGCCTCAAACATGAGTGCAGCATGCATCCATACAGAGGCTTGTCTACTAGTTCAGAACCCAAAGGTCTCCGAAAGGTTAGAGGTCTTAAATGCTGATAGGGTTAAACAGCAGCGCATGTTGAGCCTCTCTCGAAGTGACTTTGTTTTGAAACAGCTAACAGATGAGGCAACCAATCAGGACAACTCAGATGGTGCAAGAGTAAGAGCATTAGAACTTCTAGGTAAGTCAGTTGCACTATTTACGGACAAGGTAGAAACGGAAGATAAGACAGAGCGAGACCCTGAGACGATCAAAGCAGAGCTAGAAGCTAGACTGAACCGACTGCTAGGATAGTTCAATTGCACTATTTGCAGCCAGTCAAAGGATCAGGTTGATTTTCAAAAGGATAAGAAGAACGGGTACTATTTAAATATAAAATCCCCTTACCCCACCACTCCCCACCCCCCCTGTATACATGACGTGGGCATGTGCGCGTATACATGATGTTCCACACAAACGATTACAAACCCCTAGGAATCCTACACCCCCTCTATAATATACATTCAAAAAACGAAATATGTTATATCACTTAGACTGTGCTCGCCTGTTATATTTCTTTTTATAGCGAGCTTTTTTTATTATTGGTGCATTGGTTCTAACTATATTGGAATTACTGCTGATGATTAGGATAGTGCCGTCATCATCTAGTGCCGCCCACTTGTATTTGTTCAATTGAACTAATTTCAAAGCTCTATTTTAATACACACAATCTTTGCTTTGTCGCTAGTCACCAAGACTTTGGCGTCTGCCTTAGCTAATTCGCACACTTCTTGCTTAGTGTAGCTACCGATATGGTAGTGTTCCAGTCCTGCTGTTGCTAATTGAACCCACAATAATACCCACATCTATAAACAATCCTTATTGTGCATGATTATCACCACCTACCCTGCCATTGTCCTAGAAGATAGAAGACAACAAACAATATACCCCCACTAACTAGGAATATTGTAGCACCAATAGCGAAATTTATCATGGCATCTACCTGTTCTTGCTTGCGATACAGCTCATCTTTGCGTTGTTTACGCATTCTCGCCTCTATTGACAGGACTTCCTTCCAGGCACTTGGGCCATATGTCCAAGATATGTGATCTTTTATCTCATTTCTCATTTGTTCCATTTTTTTCTTTTGAGCAAAGATCTGTAGGGCTGTCTCTTCATCAGATCCCTTAAATGTCTTCTTCCAGAACGGAGGATTCTTCTCTCGTTCTTCTATATTTGTAAAGTCAGAGAAAGCTTTGCCCCAATTAGCAAGCTGTCCTGTCATATCCTGTAAATCTTTTCCCGCGCCAATGGCTGCTTTGAGACCTTTAAAAGCACCTGTTGCCATTGCGACACAACTAATCGGATCGATGCCTGCACCCTAACCGAATATCTCCCGTCTTCAGACCTTTTCTGCTAGTTTATCTATCTTTCCTTCTAATCTAACCAGATGGTCTACCACCCTAGACAGTTCTGATTGATGATCTTCTCGTTTAATATAGCTCTCACGAGTCATGTTTAGCAAGATGTTGAGTCGTTTTACCTCACTACTCATCTGACTAATCCACCACCCCATAGGCACTACAACTAAAGCAACGATGATATTCCATATCATAGGTATTGAAAGTTCCATTATGGTGCTTTTCCACCTTCCCACGCTTCGTTTACATCGGGCGTGTCAGGATTGTCTCCGACAAGTTGCCCCTTAGAATTTCTTGCACGTTTAGGTTTACCTGTAGATTTAGGTTCCGCAGGCCAGTCAGCATCTTTTAGACTAGGCCAATTTTTATGCACCATGAGGTTACGTAAAGCATCACTGTATGCAGACCACTCATTTCTTTCGTCATCTGTCAATGAATTATCGTTTTCTTGCTTCCAGTCGGATTCCGCAAGTAACGTGTTACGTTTTAACTTAACAACATCTGCTTTATTAGATTCTGTCATTGTGTTTCCTTTTTGTTTACAGATTACACATCTTTGTGTTACGCTGCAAATATAAAGATGGTTTTATCATTTTTTTGCTCCTCCCAACTAAGGGGTCTTTGCGGCCCCTTTTTCTTGTTATAGTATAAGTTGAGGCGTATTCTCCCTTTTTTGCGCTTCACGGCGAAGCAGATACCCCCACCTAAAATCTGCTTCGCCACTAGACGTATGATAGTAATATCTGCTATCATTAGTTTGTGCACACATTTAGGAGACCATAATGGCAATCGAAAAACAGATGGAGCCATCAGATCTAGACATCGAAGAGGCAGATGCAACAGATATAGAAGTAGAGATAGTAAATCCAGATGCAGTGGCTATCAACACTGATGATGGAGGAGTCGTTATAGACTTTGAAGGAGATCTTACTGAAAGTGTTGTTGGTCCAGATCATGATGCAAATCTAGCTGATTTTATCGATGAAGCTGTATTACAATCAATGGCATCTGAACTTGTAGGAGAATTTAATTCTGATCGTGAGTCTAGAAAAGACTGGGCAAGAGCCTATGTTAAAGGATTAGATCTTCTTGGGATGAAGATAGAAGAACGTAGCCAACCATGGCAAGGGGCATCTGGAGTGTTCCAT